GGTCTTCTTGATGTTATATGGCGGGTAAGTGATTGCCTTAGTAGCTTGTGCCTGTAGTTCTTTGAACTGATCGAAGAACTTGTCAAAGCCAATGGCGAAAGGGTCGAATTGATTAGTCATGTATGCCTCCTAAAATTAGCAAGGAAAAAGGTGGGACCCGTTTGGCATCCCACCCTTATTTATACACCAAATCCGCAGATTTGTCAATCACTTTCTTTTGCCGATCGAATACTTTGGAACTAGTTCCCATTCGTTCTTCTCCTTGTGCGGAAGCACTTTGATCTGTGAGAGTGGTGCGACAGGATCTTGTACAGATTCTGGCTTGACTGCTTTCACAAGTCCCCACTCTTCAAGGAGATTTACGACGGTGTTTCGACGAGCCTTATCCTCATCTGACAGAGTATTAGCTTTACCATCAAGGATGAAGAGCTCTTTGAAGTGAACGATGTAATACTTCCCCTGCTTATGCAGGATGTGGCACGATTGATACAGCACCTTATCTTTCTTCGAAGCAACGCCAATACGAGTCAGCGTCTCCTTCACTTTCAAGAAAGAATCTTGGGCTGGTAGTTCAACCTCCACAAGACTATCTACAATATTCATTGCTTTCCACCTTTATGTCGTCGTTTACGCAACGATTCTATTTGTTCTTCAGACAGTAAAGATAGATATTCTTTGCCGATAGTCCTATTACACAAGTACATCTCACAAACAAGATCTAGATCTTCATCCGCCGTAGTTTTAGCCCATTTGCGGAATTGCCGCTTCTTAGACCTAACTGTATTTATAAGAAGTTCGTACTGCGCACGCTTTGGCAACTGGTGGTTAGAGTTCGCAAGATTTGCGATGAGAACACAATCTTCATGCTGAGACAACGCGAGGTTAGTTAGCCAAGGGTTGTAACCATCCTCAGCCAACTTATCGTTCTCAGAACCTCGCATCATGTTTTCCTTCGTCTGAAGGATCGTATTCACATAGTCAAATGGATTCGCCATAATCATCATCCTGTTGATTGTCAACCTTATCTGTACAAGGCATGCACAGATACGCAGTGCCAACGGTTTTGCCGCCATCACCATAACGATACTTCACCTGCGAGAACTTGTCGCCTTTGATAGGCTTCTCACAGATCAAACAGTTCGGTACTTCTTTCTTCTTGAAGAATCCAAACATGTCACTTCCAATCGTTGAGTTCTGCCATCAGTGTAACCAATGCAGCCATGCGGTTGATTTCAGGATTTGCTACGAACGCTTCTTTGTACTCGTGTTCGGCAAGGATGATGATCGAGTCTGCGACCGAAGAGGTGTTAGCCAACTTCGTCGGAAGGATGTCGTACAGAGCACGATACAGAGTCGCCGAGTCGATGTCGGAATGCTCAGCAACCCACTTACGAACTTCAGAGAACTTCTTGTTCTTCAGATACACGAGCAGTTCCTCGATGGTTTCCGAGGACTTGTTACGGAGAATCCCAGCATCGATCGAGCCAGTCGCGGCGTAGCGTTGAAGCTCGTTCAGGACTCGACGCCAGTCAGGGAAGTGCGAGTTGATGAGTTCAGCCACAGCCTTTTGATCGTACTTGATGTTCTCGGTGTCGAGGATACCAAGGGTACGCTTAAAGAACTGAGCAGCCAGCTTCGGGCGATCTTCAGCCCGAATGTTGAAGTTCACGACCGAACAACGAGAGTGAAGAGGCTCGATGATACGATTCACGAAGTTACAGGTGAGGATGAACCCACAGTTCTTCGAGAACTCTTCCATGAAGTTACGAAGTGCGGGCTGAGTCGAGTTTGCGTTCAGGTAGTCTGCTTCATCAAGGATGACGTACTTACGTCCACCTGTGAAAGACATCGTCGAAGCAAAGTTCTGAATGTCGACACGAAGTGTATCGATGTTGCCATTCATAGAACCGTTGATCACGATGTAGTCTGCGCCGAGTTCGTCAAGCATTGCTCGGGCAATGGTGGTCTTACCCACGCCGGCACGGCCGGCCAACAGAAGATTCGGTACGTTCTTGTCGTCAACGAACTTCTGGAAAGTATCCTTCAGATCTTTTGGAAGGATGGTATCAGCAACAGTACGAGGACGATACTTTTGCACCCAGAGAAACTCTTCCATATTCACTCCATTCATCATGATAAAAGAAGGGTACGGAGTTCATCCCCGTACCCTGTAGTAAAGCCATATTACTCCGAAGGAGCTTCGGTGTCAACCGATTCTGCAGCTTCTGCAGCCTGTGCTTCTTGTGCTGCTTGAACAAAGGCAGCGTATTTATCGCGCAGAGCTCCGACTTGGCTCAACTCGTCACCACGGAATGCTCCACGGCTGGTGACGACGTCGATGATCTGAATCGCTGCTGCGATGTCATTGATGTTCAGTTGCATATGTGTTCTCCTTACTTTGCTTCCAAGGCGATGTAGTACTCAGCCTTGCTTGATTTGAAATGTGCCAATCCTTTGGTCGACAGCGCGACTTCATAGTCGTTCTGCATGACGCGAAGATTTTCCACTTTGATAATCATGCGAAACTCTGGGACAGAGAGGCCTTCTGCGACGATGATTTCATAGGCGTCAGCGGTCGGGTTTTTCGAGTCAACGGCAGACATCGCAATAGTCGACCCATCACTCGTGAACGCGATCTCAGAGAGCTTCAGAACGCCCGCAGCTTTGATGACTGAGTCAAGTTCTTTCCACTTGATGTCGACACTTGCTTCGGGATTCGGGAACTTGATTTCTTTCTCTGGAGGAGAGACCACCATCGCTTCAGCCGCGTAGGTATACGACACCTTGCTCTTGCCCGAAGAGATGATGAACTTGTCGGCCAAGAACTCAACGTCGGGATCATCGAACAACGACAGAGTGGCAAGGAATCGGGACAAATCATAGACCCGTGCAGTTCCTTGGAAGTTCTCTGCAACCGTAGCAGATGCCATAACGGTCTTTTGCGGATGCATCGTCCGGATAATCGAACCTGGCTTGAACACAAGCCCCGGGTTGATCATCGAAAAGTTCTTCAGAACGCCAATGGTTTCGTTGCTAAATTTCATTTTGTATTCACCTTTCTCATAGCAGCTCGACGCTGCTGTCTATTCGCAGTAGAGTTATTTATACCACTAGATGGTTGTTTTGTCAAATAATTTTTGACATTCGATTCAGCACTTGCAGTGGGAGAAGCTTCGATCGCAGCCATAGCAGACAGTGATCCACCAAACGTGTAAGAGCCAACGTGCTGCAGCTGCATCCACGGGCAAAGCCAAACATTGATCCCGATCTTACGGGCGTAGTGGCTAAACATGTAGTCTTCCGACAAGTAACGCTTCGACTCTGGATCGATCACACAGTCAAAGAACGCAGTGATTTCTCTGCTACCATCAAAGTGAGCGGTACGAACGTGGTCAGGGATGTACCGAAGTTCAGGATATGCCTCAGCATACTTAGCGAACACATCACGGTGAATCATCATGAAGCCGGTTCCACCTTCACGGATTTTCACGGGTTCGTCGATTCTGAAAGACCCAGTGGTGTCGGGGTTGAACACATAGTCACCGACAAAGTGTTCGAGTTGGAATGGGTTTTGGTCGGCAAAACCACGCTCAACAGCACGCTTGATCTTTTCCCATGCAATCGTCTTCTTTGGATACGCGCCGGTGATGATGCCATACTCGTCAGCCGAGTTCGACAGGTGCATCAGAGTCAGTACGTCTTTGAAGTTGAATCCGATGTCTGAGTCAATAAACATCAGGTGTGTACAGTCCGAGCGAAGAAACTCGTCAACGCAGTAGTTTCTTGCACGAGTAATGAGCGACTCGTTAAACAGGTAGTAGAACCTGATTTCGATACCATGCTGAGCACAGGACATAGCTAAGTCATTCGTAGACTTAGTGTACATACCAGCGCAGGCCCCACCATACATTGGTGTAGCTACGAATAGTTTTTTCTGTCTTAGGTCTTCGACCTTGATCTCAAGTTTCATTTTTTGCCTTTCACTGGTCTTGCATGTTCAAGTTGTGTTTGAACGAATTTTGCACACTGTTTAGCAGTCCATGCGTTCTTATCGACTGCAGGAAGCCGGTCGTCAACCCCGATACCACGAACCACCGATGCAGAGAGCATCATAGCCGACGCCATGATCATACACACTTGGTGAAGATCAGAACCATCTTCACCATCGTCGTAGTCACGGCCGCGTTCAAAGTCTTCAACATGACGCTTCAGGCTGTCGATCATCTGCTGCCATGGAAGACCCTTCTCCCAGTTACGATCGGCATACTTCTTAGCACCGTACTCAAGGGATGCTGCTGCAGCTGCGATAGCTTCAAGCGGGATCTGTCGAGAGTATGGCATGCCAAGAGCTTCGCGGACTGCGCCCAACTTTTCTTCTGTCATCGTGCAGGTTGCTCCATATCATTCTCGATACGTGCGATCGTCTGCAGACGAAGGATGTCAGCAGCGATGTCGTATCGGCTATCATGTTTCACAAAGGTGTTTTCCCAATAGGTTTCATCGGAAAGAGGGCAGAACCCGTTCTTCTTGGGAAAGTTCAGTTTAGCATCGATCCACGTGCGGGTGTCGCGGACGAGCCAGAACTTCAACAGTTGTTCGATCTCATCTTGACGACCGACGACCTTAGCCCAACGTAGAAGGATGATCGGATCGAAGGTGTTTGAGCGAGACCACCAGTAGTTGATCTTACCTACGCCCTTCAGGTAGTCGATGAAGTTGTTGATGAAGACTTCGACACGAACATCGGTTGGGCTGGGCTTCAGTACTTTCTTTGCGCTGTCGCCTTGAGAGAGCCACCAATCGAGGTCACGTTGAACATACTTCGCGCCGTGCTCACGTACCTGATGGGTCATCTCGAGTTTGTCTCTTCGAGCAATGCTCACAAGTTCTTCAAGAGTGTATGGATGTTCAGAAGTAAAGCGATCCCAATCAAAAACTACATACGAGCAGTCAAGCATCGGGATCTCAAAGACGTCTTGTCCGAGAGTCTCGAAGTCATAGATAAAGTGTTGGTTCATTGTTTAAGACCATCTCCTAGCGTCTCGTTTTTCATCTTTTCAGAGTACTCTTCATCGGTCACTCTGCATGCGTGTTCTAACGGAGGTGCTTTAGTAGAAAAGCTATTACCATAGCACTTTAAGCAGTACATGCCTTCAACGCCACTTCGTGAGATTATACGTGTAAGCTTATGTGAAACATGATGACTCAAAAGAAGTTCTCCAAAGTTTGTTCTTTCGCAGAGTACTCCGCCTTCTGAGTATGATTATACTGCAGAACGTAGTCTGTGTCAACCATAGAACGGTTGCCCTTCAGATATTCTACGACTTCTGTCGCCATATCAGTCGCAGTTTGAACAGGAACATTCTGGCAGATGTGGTTAGCGTTTTTGGTTCCAGCATTGACCAGTTCGAAGTCTTGCGGCAGGCCCATGATAGTCATTGCTTCACGATAGGTGATGTAACGATCTTCGTGCGGGTGAGTCAACATAGTCGGGTAGTGACCAACGAAAGCACCGATGTAGTCTTTAGGAATGATCGTACCGCGACGCATGATGTTCTCACCACGGCCTAGCTTCTCATGGCGATACTTACACTTCTCGACTTCTTTCTCGTATCCATGCTTAGCCATCCACTCGCCAACTTGCATGTAGTTATAACCCATGCGCTCGATGTACGAGAAGACGTCGCTGTTACGGACTTTCTGAGGTTCGACGATGTCTGAGAACTGACGGTGGGTGATGCCGCCATGGATCTCTTCAAGGATGAACTTGTAGTACAGGTCGTCTTTCGACGGAGTCTTCTTGTTGATCACGTCCATCTGAGAGTTGGACTTTACACCGAGCAGGACGTCTTCAATGCGAGTGTATGGACGATTGTAGTAGTGCAGAAGCGGAGTCTTATCGCCTTGCCAGAAGAAGTAGAACGAACGCTCACGAATCTGAGGACCACCATGCAGAAGAGTCTTCGTACGATACACAGACATGGTGTATCCGTTCTTCTTGCCGATCGCCTTCAGTTCATTCCGAACGTTCTCACCGATCTTACCTGCAAAGCCCGGGGCATTCTCACCCCATAGAACCTTAGGCTTCAGTTCACCGAGAACGTACTCAGTGGTGATACGCATCCACTTGTTGTTCTCGTTGTGATCGCCAAAGCCATGTGACAACTGACTCAGACCAGCACATGGGCACACTGATGAGATCACATCGACGTTCATGTGGGGTTTACCACCTTTGTCCAGAACGTAGTATGGAACGTCACCTTTGTAGTGATTGACGATGTGGCTATCATTTGCGGCAAATGCCTCATACGACATCATGTACTCGGGACGACGGCCAAATGCTCGTTCGGCCCCGATTGTTTCACCACCGATGAGAGGAACGATAGATGCGTGTGTAAAAGTCATAAATTATCCTTCACCTGTTTCATAAGATCTTCAAATACATACTCAGAGTCT